CTCATTCTTAATGTCATTGGCTGGGAGATTTTGCCTTCTGTTTCTGCGACGTCTTGATTTCCTCTTCACAACTACAGTGGTTGTTCGAGCTTGACTTCTGCGATTCTTCTTGGGTCTTCTCACTCTTTTCTTCCGAGTGGTGATAAGGGTAGTGGTGGGCATAGGTAGAATAAAATCGAAAAATGATAAAGAGTTAAGATTAAATAGAATATATAGGGTCCCTGAGTCAACTAAGATGTCAAAGTTGACTATCAGTTTAATGTCATGATAGGACAGATCACAGTTTAGCGTCTTGTTGGACGGACCACTTATCACGAGTCAAATGTGGTAAGTGTTCATGGGACTGGGATCCCCAGGGTAATCCTTGTTTACTAATTTATTAAAAACTGGATCAACCACGACTGTAGGTAGAAAATTAACATTCTCATATAATTTCTCTACACGGGCAATATCCTCAAAAGTAATCCCATACCTTTGAAAAATCATGTCAATTGCCTGTAGCCTGTCGACTTTCCCTTCAACTAAGACTCTGAAGCGCTTAGAGTCAATTAGTTCCTTTTCAAGCTTTAATTCTTCAGTAGCAACTGAACCCGCTATTCTGCTACAAGTTTTTAAAAAAGCTCCAAAAATGGGATAATTATGGTCGACATTCCCATAACCCTTTGCGACTGCATTTACACATTGATAAATTGCTTTGGAGATGTCACCGGTGTGGGCTATTACCGTTGGATGTTTTAATGTTTTCCCTGCTTTGATAACCTGGCTTGGAAGTGGATACCACATTAAATTTCCACAAGAATCAGACAACCACCAACCTTTTAAAAAAGTTAGATCGTGTAAGTTATTCGATGAAAACCCAGTGGTTTTGTACCCAAGCGTAGTGCACGTTTGACGTAAAGTCAATTCATATTTGGATCCATTTAATTCCGCCTGTAAGACGTTAAAAATGTGAATTGTATATGCTTGAACTGTGTCATGTGTATTGATTACTGTCGTTCCCTTCTCCCCGGTACTTAACATTGCTGGAGTTTTAGCTGATATTCGCAAGCGTCCTCTACCTGAAGTAAAAGGTGCTTTTCTAGCATCAGCCGCCAACTGCATATCCTCTAAGGGGATATCCATGGAAGCACTAAAACATTTATGCGCTGTTTCTAAACAAACGTCACCTTGAGTTATATCAAAAGTAGACTGATCGTTTTCTTCATAAAAATGAAGGAAATTGAACCTGGTTGGATCAGGAAATTTCACCAATGAATCATCTCCAGCTGCAACTATAACTATATGTGGAGACTCACGAAGAGTTTCTCCAATTTCGCTTAGTTGGGCTTGAGTAAAACCTGAAGCAAAGTAAATCTGCACGGTCACTGTATTACCTACAGGTCCGATAGTTTTAATCTGTCCATTCAAGTTTGCATGCATGCAATCATTAATTTTCTTCCAAATTTGTGACTGCTGAGCATGGATTATTGGTTCATAGTTCATGATAATCCGGGTCTTTATCTGTGTAAAAGCGGTACCCACATCCTTTAAGGGAAGTAATTCGTCTCGTTTCATAAATGAAGTGACAGAAGGTTTTATAAACTCTCCTCTTTCATTTGCTTCATAAGATCGAAGTAATCGTTTACCTCCGTCTTTCATATTCTCGATAGACTCTATGAAAGTTGGATGGCCGTGTGGGATTTCCGTGTAAATTTGTTTAGCAATTAAGACAGCATTCTTATATGCTTCTTTTAAAAACTCTTCACTAGGAAGCTCAGGATCTCTGAGTCTTCTAAGTTCTAAAGCAGCTAGCAAATTCGCATCGGAATTTG